AAAACGTATAATTTATAAAATCTACGAAATTTGTTGATAATGTATCTAATGTCACTTTCTATCCTTTTGCCTAATAATACTAAGCCTTTTTATTTTCTTTAACCTTAATGATACCATTTACTACGCGCAAGGATTTATCCTCATCAAAATCCTTTAGGCACTCTGCACATAAATGGTCATATTCATCAATTCCAGTATATTTCTTAACTTCATCGCTGACTTCATAAACCTTAACGTCGTCATCGCTCTGCGCTCCGCAACTATCACATACGTATATAACACTCACTTTGTGTCCTTTAAAATTAGTAACTAATCTTACTTACTTCGAGAGTAAATCCCTATTTTGAAATATGTTGCCCAAAACCTCAATTTCACAAATATCAGCAGACATAAATGTAAAATACTCTTCATTTGCAGTTTCAACTAGATAGCAAGCGTTATCATCATAGTATATAACTTCGCCTCTGCGTGTTTTTTGTGTTTCTGTTAAGGTAATTTTTACAATGTAACCATCATATATCTCAACACCATTTTTATCTTTGCAGCCAGTATATTGCATAAGCTCGAACTGCCCTGCCTGAAAATCAGTCCATTCGTCTTTACCTTCTAGCTCTTTTTCTGATACTATGATTTCCTGAACTGATCCGCCCCAGTTAAGACCTAATCTATCAACATCAATTACTTTGTCATACTCTTTAATATAAGCTTTATATTTTAGCGATCTCATTTTTATGTCTTTTACTTAGTTTTTGCCTTAAAAGGCTCTTTTGAAAGATTGTCTTTCATATATGCCCTAATATCAAACGGTAAGCCGTCCATAAAAGCATCTATATTTTTTCTATCTTCCAAATTTGCCACCAAATATGATAGTGTTTCTAGCCAATCTTCATTGGTAATCCCACTGCCCTCTTTGAGTAAAAACATATTTAGCTCTTTTAAAAATTTACTTCCTGCTTGTGTCATTTTTTGTCCTTTTATTAAAAAATTTAATTTCTATAATTTTTTTCAAGTTCATTTTTTATAAGAGTAGCATAACCTGCTACATCTAGCCAATGATCAGGATAGTCTGCTTTGCCGTTCATAATTCTTGAAACCTTATACATAATCATTTCAAGAGCTTCTTTTTGGCTATCACTTAAACTATTCCAAGTTGCACAACTATGTAAAACACCCTTAAGCTCTTGATTGATTTTGCTAAAATCTTTTAAAGCTTCCGTGTGTTTGCTCTCGTTCATTTAAAATACTATTTATATCCATATTTGATCCTTTTTCTTTATTAATATAATTATAGTATTTTATAACTTAAAATATACTAAATAAAGAAAGGAACTCTTTTTAAATCAATTGGGCATAAATTCTCAATATTGACGTTTTTACCGATTTCGGTGACATTGTAGTTAAAGGTAACGCTGTCAAGCAAGTTTTTGTTTCTTGATACAAATACATATCCATCTTTTAAATCTTTATAACTTGATAAGATTTGCAACTCTTTTTCAATAAATGAGGCTTTGATCTTGCTTTTTTTATTGCCAAAGGTTATAACATATTCATTGCCCTCTAATACAAAATCATCGTATTTTAGGGAAAACATCTCATTGCACCTTAAATTTTTGCAACATAGTATAAGTTTTATACCTAGCACATTTCTAATGTCAGTGTAGTTATTCTCACTAGACGCTACTAGCTTTTCCAAATATATTAATAGGTTTTCAACATCATCGCTAGATAAAATTTTATGTTTCTTTGTGTAGTCACGAGTTATTGAAGCAACTCCCAGAAGATCATCTTTGCCTAAAAAAATGATTAGCTTTCTTAATGATTGAATGCAAGACAGTTGGGCATTGTTTTTTAGGTTCTTTTGTAAAAATTGCTTATATTTTTTTACGTCAGACTCCGAAAACTGCTCAATATTAATATTTTCTGCTTCGCAAAAACTATAAAATTTTTTAATTGTTGACAATATAATTCTTTCGGTGTTTTCTTTGTAGTTTTGTTCTTTAATGTGTTTTTCAAACCTTTGTGTTATTTGGCTTTGGCTCATTTCTTTTTATCTCCCTTAGAAATTAACTCTATATATTTATTAATTTGAGTAAAACTGAGATTGATGGAAAACTGCTCATCTAGGATTTGTTTTATCATATATGGTGGATATTTTTCTATATATAGTTTTCTTATATCCTCTTGCCTTTCCAATATTTCTTGATCAAATCCTACCTCAATTTTTTCTTGTTTCTTTTTCTTCTCTTTTCCGTTTTGGCAAAACTTCTTTTTGTTGTACTGAAAAAAACCATTTAGTCGATTTCTGCTAATATTATAGTTATATAGGCTTATCTCACCATTTTCACGCAAATTATATAGTTCTTTGTCTAGTGCAACATAGTCGTCCTTGTCATTGATCCTCAAAAGGCACTCTTGCATATTTGTTACCCTCTGATTTTCTACAACTAGCATTTTTAATATCCTTTCTAAAATAATTATATTAATACAATCATAATTACACTTAAAATAAAATAAAATTAGTATATATATTATTAAAATATTATAAAAAAAAAGATTTTAATATAATAAAAAGCTCAGGATGTTTTATTTGCATTTAAATTTTATTATTCTCTAAGTTAATTACTTTAAAATATCGTAACATAAACAATGGACGGAAGGTATGATAAAGCTTAAAAAGAAGTATAACGTTGAATTTCTAGGCAATGAAAAGCGTAAAATTAGATCAGACGTAAGCCCAATAGGAGAATATAGATATTTTTTACTAAATTGCCTTAGACGAGATGTCCCTCGTAGAATTATACTTAAAGTCCTACAAGATAACGATGAAAGGTTTGGTGACTACACTTTAGCTAGGTTAAATCTCTATTGTTCACGTATGTTCAGGCGTACACCAATAGATAAAGTAAGCAAGAGCTTCAAGGGTATCATAGTAAAATCTATTTTGTTTATGATGTGTCTTTCTTTTGTACCAAATCATTTAGAAGCCCAAGGGGTGAATTATTATAACAATACTGAAAAAATAGAGAGCCAGCCTATTTTTATGAAAGATGACTTTTATACAAATACGAATAACCTAACATTAGATCAATATTTTTCATATAGAATGCCTATTAATAATGCTGGCTATAACTTAGAAAAAGGTAAAATTTTGTCAAGCCTACTAGGCACTCAAAATAGTTTAAATGGTGCAAATATTCAGCTGTATCAACAAAAGACCAAGGAAACTATTTTTTTACTTAGCAAACTATTAAAACAACAAGAAATTTTTAATAGATACAATATATTACAAACTAAAACGAATATTGCACAATAGAGGTTTAATATAATGGATGATAAAAAACAAGAATTAATAGATTTATCAGAATACGAAAACGATTTTACAAAAAAATACATACCAATTATTGTTGATAGATTTCATAAATGCCAGTACTCTGATGTTGTGGAGATAGAAATTCCAGAGCAAAGTATACAAGGACGCTCAACATATAGGTTTTCAATGATAGAAACACAAGACGACTATTCGTTTTTTGTCGGTTTTGTTAAAGAGGACGGTGAAGAAGAGTATTTTGCAACGCCTTTTCTTGAAAAAGATGTCATTGATATGTCAATCCCTATAACAGACTATCTTGATAATCTGATAGCTGTTGGAATTTGTGTGGCATTTGACGATAATCAGGAATATTAAAGGCAAACACCACACGTTATTTAGTTGTATTTTATTGAAGATGATTGACTTTCGTTAGCATTTGCAATGATAGTTGCATTTTCTACTGCTCTATTGCCAACTTGTGTTGCATACTTACTATCCATTATATGCTTTGAAGCTTCTTCAAATTTATTGTTTTCAACAAGATTATGAAAGCTCTTAAATTGAGAAAAACCGCCCATACCCATATTATAAGCCATATCCATATAGACTTTTTGTACTGCTTCTGGCTTATCTTTTAAAAAAGGATACTCTTCAAACACTTGTTTTTGAAGCTTTGCAAGTTTTAGTTCCAGGATTTGGTCTGATACTTCTTTACTCATCGGCTCTACTCTTCCACCATTTAGTGCTAGCTCGTCTTTTGTAAGAGATGAAACTTTAAAACCATATCCAACTGTAGGATACCCAGCAGGACAATTATAAATCGTTTCACTATATCCCTCGTGTTTTTTAATAGTAGTGGTCAAATCTTCATTAGATATAGCATTAAGGCTTGTTTTAAAGGACTCCGTTATTCCACTACTTAACTTGCTAAGCTGATCGAATTGGAAGTCTTTGTCCGTTAACAATCTGACGATAGAGGCAATAGTTTCAAGTAATTTTTTCATATCACCCATCGCATATTGCTGTATTGAGTTTTGAAACCAGTTTAGACTGTCACCGAAAATTGAGCTAGTCTTTTCTGCATTCTTTTTTGAAACCTCTTTAATGGCTTCGTCACCTTTTAACGCTAAATTTGCTAAATATCTATTTTTTTCTTCGACAAATACATCCGCTTCTGCTAGCTCTTTTAATCGTTTATTGTCTAAATTTGGATCATCAATCCCCTTTAGAATAAACTCATTTTGATTAGTTTGTTTTAAATAGGCTATGGCTTTTTCTTTTTCTGCAACGCTATCTTTGGACGATATTAGCTCAATAGCCATATTTCTTTGTGCTTTTATTAACTCATCAATTTTTAAAAGATCATCATTTTTTAGACTTCTTGTATCAAAGGCATTGTTTTTTAGCAAGAGTGTTGTAAATTCGTCTGATGACATAGACATCAAATAATCTTTTGTATCGCCAAAATTTGGCTTATCGCTTGCAATATTAACTCCAGAACTTCTAATTGTACTATCTATTCTTGCAAGTTTTTGCATATCCATAGCTTCTATTATTTGTAATTTTGCATTGTTTAGATGCGCTTCTTCTAGTGCCTTTTCGCTAGTGCTTGACATAAAAAGAAAGCCCTGATCTTTATTTTGATTTTCCATTATTTTATTGTTAAACCCCTCTTTTAGTATATTGTTATCTGAATTGGTAAAATAATGCTTTATACTATATGTATTGCCGACTTCTGTAACATCCATAACTTTTAATGCACTACCCAACCATTCAAATCTTTCATTCATTGTTTCAATAAATTTTATAAGCTCTCTTTCGCTCATTGGCTCTTTTGAAACATAGCCTGAGAATTGCCTATGTTCAAAATTATTTTTTTCCATAAAATGCTTTATGTCAGAATAAGGTTTGCTGGTATTGTTCTTGCCAAAAATGTTTTCTAGCTCATTTGTTGATAAGTCAAAATTAATGGCTTTTCGTGAACCTCTATTTTTATCGCTCACTTCCAAACTCCCATATCATCACCAATTATATCGCTGTTGCCCTCTTTTTGACTAATC